CCGGCTTGAGTCATGCCTGCTCCAGACTTTGTAGATCTGAAGTTCTTTTTATTTCTAGGAGGCATAGTACCTCTAGAAAATTCTTCTCTAATTTGAAAATCGTTTCTCATTATCCAGTATATCCAATTGTTACAGAATCAGTTACATCTAAATCTAAATATACACCATTTTTAAATCTAATACCTGAACCTGGAACAAAAATATCTAGACCTTCGCTACCAAATTTTGCTTGAAACTCTAATGAACCACCTGTTCCAGTTCCATCATGTAGCTTAACAACTGCGTTTGTAGCAGCGTGTGCTTGAATGTATGTGACTCTGCATGGTCCTAAATTTGTACTACCACCAGTAATAGTTTTAAAATTACCGTCTGCAGTTAACGTTGTAAACTTCTGATCACTTGAAAAAGATCCACCGCCAGCCATTAGTCTAACATCCCCTTATAATATTTTGCGTACGATTTGTTATTTAAATTAACACCAGCGTACGTACTATTAATTGCTGGTCCAATGTATGGATCAGTTCCTGTTGCTAATTTTTTTCTTTTTGCAAAAGTTGCAGCTCTTGAAGGTTTAGGTCCTGTGTTAGCTTTCGCTTGTTTTCTTCTTACGGCACCCGCACGTTGCCCTTTGGACATCGCTCTTGCTTTCGCAATGGGCACGCATTTTGGATAATTTTTTCTTTTTTCTCCACCAGATCTTCCACACTTCGGGTATGAGCCATCCGATTTTCTGTTGGCAATATCTACCCAGTTCTCCTTTACCCATGCTCGCAATCCTTTTTTTGCCATTATCTAATCTCGCAGCCTCTGCCTCTTTTTGCAGCGCCTCCGCTACCAAAAGAAACTCTACCACCAGAAGCTTTTTTCTTTTTGCCACCTGGTGTTATTTTTCCAGAGCATACACCTGATGCGTACATGTTTGCGTACGCGGATGGGTAAACTTTGAATTTACGCTTTGCTGCAGCCTTTCCTTTAGGACATAGCTTTGCCATTTTTCTTACCTTTTTGTTTCATCATTGCTTTTTTAATAGCTTCACCTCTTTTTTTCTCATAAGGTGTTATTACGCCATCACCAGCTCCGAATTTTTTGCCGTTACCATTTTTTGAACCTGCAGAATACATTTTTCTTGTCATTCCTCCGCCCATTTTTTTCACACGGCCACCACCCATATATTTTTTAGGTGATACTTGTTTGTTGTATAGTCTATTCGCCATTATTTTTTGCCTCCGTTTCTAAATATTTGTGTACCCTTTATACCAAAAATGCTCGCCACGACAAGGATCCATAAATTCGTGAACCAGCTCGGAAGAGTAGAAAAATATTCAAAGAATAATTTCACCTTTTCCATCGCTTCTGGATCGTCCGATAGGACTGCCCAGGCCAATACTATAATCGGAGCCGACAAAATTATCAATACGAATTCGTCTTTCCAGTCCGATTGCCTAGCTTCTAACAATTTGCCTTGGTAAGCTTCCTCACCTCGTGCTTGTCGTTCAGCGTGCAGTAATTGTGCTTCAGACATTGCCATCTTAGCTTTCTGTCTGTTAGCGTAAATCTTTGATCCCGCTTGCGCTGCAATTTTAATTGCGCTTAACCACATATTAATACCACTTAGCTTTTCTTTTTTTCTCGGCTAGGATATTTCCTTGTCCTTGAACCTCTTCTTCTTGTGTTTCAGACGGATTAGTCATCTCAATTTCTTTTCCACCTTCAACATAACCATCTTTGTTTGTAAACATTTCATGGTTTAGGTTCTTTTTGTTTTGTTCTGCCATATTAGCTCCTTTTTTTCTTAATTCCGGCTTTAGAAAGTGCAATCGCGATAGCTTGTTTGCGACTTTTCACTTTTTTATCACTGCCGCCGATCTTGAGTTTACCTTTTTTAAACTCCTTCATCACTTTTTTAACCTTTTTTTCTCTTTTTGTCGACATTTTTAGTCTTCCTTCTTAATTATCACGCTTCCAGCGCCCATGTCTTTGGCATTTGGCAACGTTTTTGATAATATTGTTTTTTCAATCGAAGTATTAGCTCTTAGTTTTGCTAATTCTTCGTTTTGATCAAGTTTTTCGTCTTGATTTTGTTGATTCATCATTGCTCTCATCTTATCTAGGTTAATTCTTTCCTCTCCTTCGTCACGTTTTCTTTGATTTTCTTGTGCTTGAAGGTCTAACTCTCTAGATCTCAGTTTTGCAATAGGGTCGTTATCAAATTGAGAAGTAATTTTCTTCTCTTCTTTCATAAATTCACCCATCATGTCAGCTATGAGTTGAGCTTTTCTTGCTTCTATTTTTTCAGAAGTCATTCTAATTTGATTTTGTATGTTTGGATCTTGCATCGCTTGTGGATTTTGTTGCATCATCATAAGTTGTTGCATTTCATTTCTAAATTCTATCTCAACTTGTTCTTGAGCCATTAAAGAAATGTGCTCAAAACAATTTTTTTCTAATGCAGCCATAACGATCGGTGCATTTCTAGCCATGTTAGTAGCCATAAAATTTAAGTGAGCAGTAATGTGAGCCCGATGATCTTGTCCTGGAAACGCTTGGAACGGTTTCCCTGCGAGAGCATCAATGTGCTCTATCGCAGGGTCCTTTGGTATCGGTGGTTGTGGACGAACTAAAATCTTATCAATATTTTTTACACCTAATGCTTCGTACATATTTCTATATGCTTGATACAAATTATGTATTTGTGGATTAGACGTTGCCAGTTGCAGTTCAGACTGTGCCAGCGAGATACGCTGTGTTTGAGAAAATATGTTTGGATCTGCAACCGGCAATATATCTACTCTGTCATCAAAGTCTTGTTGTTTAATCATTCTTTGACCACCAACAACATCATAAGGATATTCGTTAGGTAGATATAATTTAAAAACTCTTGCCATAATTTTAAATTCTTTTTTCAAAGAAGCATAAATTCTTTTGTGAATTGCAGACATTGTTCTGCTGCCTCTTTCTAGCAATGCTACGGTCGTACCCACAGCTGCTTGTTGATTACCCTCACCTACCTGCAGATCTGCTATTGAAGCGAATCGTTGACCTGCTTGTACTACGACGCCCATAAGTGCTAACAAAGTTTGTGATGGTTCCTTAAATGGAAGCATCATAAATGAATCTCTGATGTTACCACCTGGTGCATCTACATCTCTAAATTCACCTGGTTGTATTGATTGTGCATCATCTCTTATTCTGATTCCTCTTTGTTTAAATCCGGCTGGTAAGTTTGATAATGTTCCTGCATCCAATAATTGTCTTAATGCAGATGTTGCAGTTCTTGATAGTCCACCAATCATGTGTATTAAACCAAAACCATAAAAACCAAGTCCTGGTAAAAATTTAAAATGTACAAAATAACTAATAGCTTTTTTTAATGGATCACCTATTTCATAGTTTCTTCTGATTGCTAAAACTTCTCTAGAGTTTTCTTCAATAGTTACAATGTATGGAAGTTTAATTCCTGTTGGTTCACCATCTTGTCCAACATCTTCAAAACCTTCAAGATCTAAATGAACATGACACTCTAAAATATTAAACGTATCATCTTCTCTTCCTTTTGATTGTCCTTCTAACTCTCGTTCTTTTTTCTCAACTTCAGTTTCATTTATTGGTCCTGGTTTTAATTCTATATCTCTGTAAAAACCAGCAACTTGTTGTTTCCTTAATTCATTTTCAGATATTTGTACGCGATGAATGATAGACTCCGCATCGTCTAATGAGGTAGCCGTATACGGAACAATCAAATCATCGGCGGATACAAATTTAGAAACAGCTGTTCTTGCTGTCTCATCGTAGTACACTTTTTTAAAAGCAGATCCTGCTAATGGTAAATGAAATAATAACGAATCAAAGTCTGCTTCATAATCTTGCATCTTTTCCATAATTTGAAAATTCATAAAATCTTTTACTCTTTGAGATTGTTGTTCTTTTTGTGGAGTTGGTAATCCTAAAATTTGTGTTCTAACTGGACCGTCCGCAGGTAATAATTCTTTGTAAGCTAATGCTTGAAATTGAGTTACTGCTTCTGCTAATACAGGATGTGTTGCACCACTTGCACCTTGAAAAGGTTCTGTTCTATTGTCGTATTTAAAACCAAGAAGATCTAAACCTTCTCTGTAAGTTCTTTCCCAGTCTTTTCTAGAATTTTTATAATCTGTATAATTTTGATAAAGAGTTGAACCTAGTCTCCCTAAAACTTCCTCTGGTAAATGTTCAGCTAAATTATCGTAATGATTTTGTCCACCTTCAACAGATCCAATAGATGAATCATAATTTATATCAACTGAACCGTCTTCGTTTTCAGTTACTTCTACAGGATCACCTTGTTCAGTAATTTTTTGTTGCTCTTCTTTTTCAGCAATCTCTAACTCTTCAGGTGATGGTACTTTTATCTCTTGCTCTACGTTTGGAAGAGACTTGTCTATGTCTGCCATTTATTTTCTCCAATTTTACAGGTTTAACAGTATTATAATCGATAAGCAAGCCCTCAGACTGAGGACCTGATTTAGGGGGTATTGTCTTAGTTAATTTCATCTTCTATTGCCTTAATTGTTGCGTCGTCTACATCGTCTATATCAGCTACAGTTCCGTCTTGATCAAACACGGCTTTACCTTCATCATACTCATCAGGTGGTTTTTTACCTTTTGTGGATTCATCTGCTTGGCCTATTCTAAGTTCAAATGTAGATCTATCCTCTATAGTATCGTAAGATTTATCTCCAGAGACACCTACTCCACTTTTATCTCTAGTGATACTAATATTACCAGTACTCATGTCTTCTATTAATTCATATTCACTTCCGTCTTTACCAGTGTAGGTAGTAGCCTTTTGTCTTTCCAAAGTAGTTCTTGTAGGGTCTTCTTTACCAAACATTTTAATTTTTGCCATTAGTTTCATAAAGTTATCAAAACCAAGTTTTGCACCTTCAGCTACAACAGGTGCTGTTTTCTCTAACATCTTAAACCCTTTACCTATACCAAATGGTAATAAAGACATTATACCCATAAGCTTTATAAATTTTCTTTTGCTAGGATCTTTTGGTCCATCAGCAAAACCTATTCTGCCACCTTCAGCTGCTCCTATCATCATTTCATCAGCTGCTCTATCTCTCTCAATATCTTCTTCTAATCTCTCTTCATCTGTTAGAGCTTCTCGTCTTTGATACTCGTCGTAAACATCTTTTAATGCACCTATTCCTATGGTTGCTAATCCAACAGGTGC